TTTTCCTTTAAAAATTCTTCCTGTTGGTAATTGAGTTTTAGCCTGATTAATTACATTACGCCCTGCTCTTTGTAATTCAGGAGGTAATCTATCTACAAACCCTGCTAATCCTGTTCTACCTCTAATTTCGTGTAGTGGTGTTTCACTATATGTTTTACCATACTTCATAGCACCCACACCGTCTAATGTCATATTCAACCATTGTCTGTATTGAAATTCAACATTAACTTTTGTAATTTGATTTGACGCCCCATAATTATATGTTATAGGACCTATTTGTTCAGGATATACTTCCGTTGCTTCAATCGCATATGTTGGTATATCTCTATCACCATTTCCATCTAACGAACCTAATTGAAATATTTGCATTTTGCCAACATAATCATCATAATATCCTGCTTTGTGTGTCATATTATCTACTACTAATTTTTGCCAATATTCTAGGTAACTTCTCTCTCTTAAATACTTATCAGCATAAAATGAGCAAGTTATAGTTCCTGCAAATCCATGACCAACTGCCATTTCTCTTGTTGGTCCAAAATGGTCAATAGTTTCTGTTTGCATATCGTGGCCCGGCATGGTTACACTATCACAATTCATATTTAATTGTTCACCCATAGACTTATATAACTGGTGCATAGCATAGTGAGTAGGATTAGTCATTACTGGTTTTGCACCACCTGATTGTCCAGGTGCTGTAGTTGTTCCAGTAAAACCTTCTACTTTAGATTCTCCTGCTAACTTAGCAACACTTGCTGGTGGAAATATTCTTACTGCATATCTGGCTTGTCTTGCATATCCAGCTGACTTTGCCATATTTGCTCGAAAACGACCAATAGTATTTTCTGTATTTGCTCGTTGCTTTAAACGAGTATCTCCATCAATATTTTGCATTGACTTATCTCTAGGAAAACCCATTCTTATATCAAATGGTCCTATTCGTTTGCCGCCTCTAAAAATTGCCATTAGTATGGTCTCCCTTTTACAAATCTTGCTACTGGTAAAAATATCGCAATAGGCATTTCATCTGCTGTAATATTTAGAAACGAAGTTCTAATATGATTCCATAAATAATGTTTTATTGATTTTTTCATATATGGATTATTTCTCAATGCATTGTAATTAAACTTGTATCGTGTTTTCTTGTCATATCTTTTATCGGATGCAAATTCAGATAATCTTCTTAAAAATGCAACCCTTGTTCCATATGGCAAATAGTGAAAATTACATCCATAGAACCCACCTTTCGCAGGTTCTACTGGAAATATCAATGGGAACCTATCATAGTAAGGTAATGTTGCTTTATGTTTTGGGTCATACCCAAACAAGTTCATAATACCATATTTTGGTCGCATTGTTGCCTTACCTGCATTAATCAACGATTTGGCACCAGGTGTAGTCATAGAACGCACCTGTCTCCTGTACCAATCGTATGATTTGGGTCCTGTTGTTGTATCAAGTATTTTATCGAATACCGTTGCCATACTACTATTTATATCATTTTATTGAATAGATTGCAACCTTATTTGATTTACCTTTCACTTGAACATCATCTAATTTGTAGAATTTAAACTTGTTTTTTACTGATTTATAAGTATCTTCACCCACAATTATAGTTGTATTATAGTTTTTACTGATACCCTCTAATCTACTTGCAAGATTAACAGCATCCCCTAATACGGAATAATCAAACCGTTGTTCACTTCCCATATTACCTACTACTGCTTCACCTGTGTTTATGCCAATTCCGATATTTAATTTATCACCAAAATGTCCAACTTTGTTTAGCTGCTTAAGTTTGGTTCGCATTTCTTTCGCACTCTTAATTGCTAACTCCATATGGTTCGGACAATCTAAAGGTGCATTCCAAAATGCCATAATACAATCACCCATATACTTGTCTATTGTGCCACCATTTTTCAATATAATATCGGTCATTGGTGTTAGAAACTTGTTTATCAATTCGGTAAGACCCTGCGGATTCGATTTATACTTTTCGGAGATAGGTGTAAACCCTCTTATGTCCGAAAATAAGAACGAGAGTTGCTTGGTCTCTCCTCCCAATTTTAACAAAGTTGGGTCCTTTTGAAGCTTTTTCACCATTTCAGGTGACAGATAATGTTCAAATTGTTTCTTAATTTGTTGTCTTAACCTACTTTCTCTTGCAAAGTTATTATAGATTAAGTGAGAACACACTATAAAGGCAACTATAACAGGATATGACCAATTTGTCAAGTATAATTCCTTATTAAATAGGTAAAAGCTTGACAAGGGCACAGAAATAGTATATAACGCCCACGGAACTAACGACCAGAACACTCCTAATCGTGGTATTAATAGTAAAAATATGATACTACTTCCAATGATAAATGACCATTCTAGTATGTTTACCCAATGAGGTCTACTAATAAACTTACCAGATAGTAAAGTTTCAGTACCAATTGCCATTATTTCGTGAGTATTCTTTAAACCGTGGTGTGTTTGTATAAATGTAGAACCTTTAAATGTTGTGCCTATGAATACAATCTTACCTTTCATAGATGACCAGTCTTTATCTGTAAAATCTATTCTAGGTATATTATGTCTGAAATCAACCCATATGTCATCTTGATTGGGTGTAGGAAACTTAATGACTTTCATTATAACACTTGGAATAGATTTGTCAAGCGGTAATTTTCGTATTGTGCCATCAACATCAATAGGGACTTCCACATCACCTATTGCTAATGCTTTTCGTTTGATACTTGTTAAATTCTTAGCGTCTTTTGTTTCTGTAAGTATAACTGGATATTTAGATATCATCTTCAAAAACATTTCATCACCACCTAGTCTATCTTTTTGTGTAAAGACTAATTGCACAATTACTAGAGCGGCACCATTCTTATATGCATTAACAACAGCACGACCAATCTGGTCTCTTTTCCAAGGCCATTGACCTTTCTTCTCTAATGCTAAATCTGATATATCTAAAAGAATAATACTTTTAGAATCATATCTATCACCAAAGGTTTGGTAATAATCAAATGTTTTTAATTGTAGGGTTTGTAGAGGAACGGGATTATAAAACTTCAACCCAATTAATATAATCACCGTTAAGACCACAGCCCAAGTGCTGGTTAATTTAGTCATAACGCTATATTTAGTCTGTCACCATCTTCTTTTTAGGCTATATAATGTATTGAAATTACAATACCAATAGATACTAACAATCCAAAAATCATTTTTAAGAAATCTTTACCAATAATAGGAAAAACATATCTTAACTTATAATCTTGAACCATTGAAGCAATCGCAAGTTCTCTACCACATAATAACCCTACAAATACCCAAGTAGTGGACATTGGTATATCATTATACATTTTAAAGTATAATAATATGAAGGCATAAAAGAAATCAATGATACAGGCACTTCGCACAAACCTTGTGCCTCTTTTGTTCAAAACTATCTTTTGTATCTTACCACCTTTCTCATAGAAAACATAAAACAACAAACCAGATAATAATAACATTGTGAATAACAACATTTCAACTGGCAATTGTCTTGGTAAAAATACAGCGATGTTTGCCATATCGTGTGATAACCAAGTATACCATAAGAATCCAGTAGTGAACCATTGTCCCACTCTCCAGGCCTTAGGATATTTTACGACATCAAATTTTTCATTTAGAAATTTAGATATACAAATCCAAGTAATATAAGCTACAATTGCTGCTAAAGCATATCCCATTATAGATTTGACTAACATTTTCTCTAACACAAAAGCAGAAGCAAATGCTGACAATACTAAAAATGATGTTGATACAGGTATACCAACTCTTGTCAATATCAATAATATGGCTGGTGCCAGCGCATGGTACCATTGTGGTTCCACCCACGGTATTTTATTCAAACGCCCAAAAGTAATATCACCACCATTGATGTACCAACCATAACTTAATGTGCCACACAATACAAGCGAAGCCGCACCAGCAAGATAGTACCATTTGAATTTTTGAGAATTTGAAGCGATGAAAGTCCCTAGTGTTTGGACGGAATCATTGGCGATAACAGAATAGGACGCCAGTATAAACCCCACTAGAGCGTATAGAGTTATTAGTTCCATAATCTCTCCTTTGTTTATTACGCTTTATATATAAGTTGAAATATTAATGTAATAAAAGTTTAATATATTTAGTCTGTTTGTATTATCGTAATCTGTGGGTGTAGTATGTTTGAACCTACTTTGAAATTTTGTGTTTCTTTATCTTGCATTATCTGTAAATCAATTTCTTCGGAAGTTTCTATTTTAACATATGCTCTATGATTGTCATTATCCCTATCAACAATTGTATAATCACCACTTGTTGTAGCAGTAGCATCGTGGCTGTTATTACCAGTTGTATATCGTCCTGTTTGTGTCACGGAACTTGTCGCTCCTGTTGCACCGTCTGTTGTTGTAACCGTTTGTGTTATATCACCTGTTGTATAGTTTAATGTTTCACCACTTGTTGTTATTGCTGTTTCTGCCTGTGAATTATCAACCCATTCGGTACCACAT